TGTATAAAGCTAAATATAAAGTACCCGGTGCTGTGTAAGAATTTCCACCAAATACATGATCTAAAACTTTGTCTTCTAAATAATCGCTAAATCCAGCCATTTTCTATTCTCCTAATTTTTCATAAAATAAGTTGTTGTCTGAGGTTTGCCGTAAGTTCTTCTTCTTTGAATTAAAGAACCTTGTCCAAAGGCTGCTCTTTCTTGTTGCATACGCATCTCTTCCAGAGCATTCTCAAATTGCGCCGTAAACATCGGCACTCTTTCATCTTCCATCAAAAAGATGGAAGCCTGTTTTAAACAACCATACAAGTAAACATCTGGATGGTTAGTTGAAACAAAATTACTGGTGTTCGAGTCGCTAAGTGCTGCGATTGTACCGTAATAAGTTAATTGTAATGTATAAGCAACGTCAGGTGTAGGTGCAAGTTCTAAAGTTCCGTCAACTATTGCAAAGTATCTTGGTTGACCGGTTACGTTGTCGTTTGCATTTCTATATACATCCATTGATTCTATTGATTGTTGAAACAACGGAGTGAAGTCGTTTGATGTTACTTCAACATTAATTACTTCTAGCCAGTCAGTCGGAAGTGTTAGGTATTGAGCGTCAGCCGTAGCCGTTGCTCTTTTGATCATGTCTTTTGTTCTAAGTTTTCTGTTTAGTTCAGCTTCTGTAGTGTCAATAAATGTATCTAAGTAACTGGTTAAATCAGATCGGTTTAAATAATTCGCTATTGATGTTTTTAATTCTTCGTATGTCATACTTTACCTTCCCACGTTCTAAATACTTTATTGTCCGGGTTATTTAACCATTTCTTCCAAGCCTTATCATCATTCGCCCAACCTTCCCTCATTGCTTTCTGGTATATAACCATCGGCACTTCGGCAACGTGGCGTAAATCTTTGCCCGGCGTAATTGTATTATCCTTTAAATTCTTAACGTGGTCTATGACTGGTTGAACATTTTGTTTGGTGTGGTAAACCAACTTATTATCTTCAGTGGCGAACTGAGAACTAAAGTTAGTCTTATTGTCTATTGTTGTTTTTTTAGTGGACATTGTGTGAAAGGAAATGTGGGGCTAATGGGTGAATAGCCCCACATTAATTAACTTACGAAGTTGTTAAGTCAGCTACTACTCCATGAGCAGCTTCATTAGACATCTCTAAGCCATATTCTGCCAGAACCATTTTGGTCTGAGCATCGCCTATTGTTGAAATATCAACAGTTTCAAAACTACGCAAGAAAGAAACTTTTGCGTAATCAGGATCAACTAAAAGTAGTGATCTTTCTCTGCTGAAATTTGAAGGAACGATTTTAAGATCGCCAAAATCAGAAGAGTAGATAGATACACTAGCTTCAACAGTTGTTGCATCGATCATTTGTCTAGCTGAAGACCTTCCAGTGAAACCAGATATTACTTGTTTGTTTACTGGACCACAGATTGCCAATGAAGGCTCTCCGCCGTTTGTAAAACAAGATTGTAATACTGCTTTCAAAAGAGTTTCAGTTAGTGCTCTTTGAGTTCCATCAGTTGGGGCAGCACCGCTTCCGGCACCAGCACCATTAGTTCCTCTTGACACGTTTGAAGTGGTCCATGATTCAAAACCACCGGTTACTCTAGCTGTTGCAGCCGCACCAGTTGTTTTGGCACCTTTTTGTGAAAGTGCAGTTTCCATGTCTCTCTTCAAAGCTTTTGCCATAAGGGCTAGTTGATGAGCCATTTCTGATTTCTTACCAGCTGGATCAGAAGCTTGCTGAGAACCAGTAACAGTCGCATCTCTTGAAGAGATTTGCGCCACGTTACTAACTCTTGTAGTAGCTGTTGCTGCCGCTCTTGAAAGTTCAAAACCTTCAAGTTGACCAGCGCCTGAAGCTGTTGGTAATGTTTCTGTTTGCCAATCAAAAACTACGTTCTTGATATTATTTTTTCCGATTGAAGACATAAACGGAGTGCTTTGAGGTGATATGTTATATATCACATTGCTAAGTTGCTCTCTGTCAGCAGTTGCCGTGTATGTATCAAATGCGTTTGTGACTTTCGCCATGATAATACTCCTTGTATTAAGTTATTAAATTAATTGTTCAAAAACTTTTGCCGCATCCTGAACTTTTCCGGTTTTGGCTAAAGTTTGTCGTGCTTTTTTCGCTGGCGTTGATGTTTTTGGAGTATTGGTTGTTCCCGGTCTAGCTACTCTTGATGCCGCTTTCTGGGTAGGTTTCTTTTTGGACGCTTCCAACTGTTGTCGGTATAGCATTCCATCTCGTAAACCAAGCAGAACTCGGTAATCTATAACCTGACCCACTTCATCAGGAGTAAATCCTAATTCGTTTATTGCGTAGCTTGTGATTGATGCTTTATCTTTTTGAGAGACTTCTGCATCCGACCATTCAGGAATCCTTTCAACTAACTGTTGGTTGCCGTATTGAACAAATTGTGCAATTTGGTCTTGCTGTTTTTGTGCAGACTCTTGTTGAAGTCTTACATTTTCAGCTTTAGCAGCCTCACGTTTGTTTTTTCTGTCATCCCAAATGTCCTTTTCACGAACATAAGCAATAGGGTCCGATTCATAAAGAGCGTTCCAGTCGGGTTCATTTTCCAATTCACCGTTGAGAGTTTTTTCTAACTCTGGCAACAACTGAGCGTAAATCGCATCTTTTTTTGCTAACTCTGTTTGCTGTGCCTCAAAAGCCTTCCTTTGCTGCGACAATTCCTGAGTTTTGCGTGTGTAGTCTTGCTGACGAGAATAGCCGTTTTGGAGTTCTTCCAACGTGACCTCTTGTTCTAAATCGTTTATTTTAACGATGAACTTTTCAGGTTGTGGTTCGTCCTCAACTTCTGTTTGTTCTACTAAAGACTCTTCTTCTTCTCCCTCTTCAAGGCCTTCTTCAGTTTCTGTTTCAACTTCAGCTTCTGCCTCTGTTTCAACTTCTACCGCTTCAACCTCTTCTGGAGATTCAGCCACTTCTTCTATTTGTTTTTCTTCTGATTGTTCCTCTACTGGATTCAAAATACTTTCAAAAGATTCTTTGGCCACTTCTAAATCTGATTGTAAAGCAGTCGGTTTTCCGGTGTTGCTCATAATAAACTCCTATTAGTTTTAGGAAATTTTACCTAAAACTACACAAAACAACAACAGTTATACTACTTTATGTAGTTTTTGAATTTGTGCGTTTGTGATTTTGCCCTTTTCAATAATGATGCGTAGGTGTCTTTCTACTTCAGGCAAAACACTTATAGCGTTATGAAGTGTTTCTCTTTCCTTTATAGCATCTTCACCTTTACTAGCCAACCATAAAGAAATGTATTCTTCTTTTAAATTTTCTATAGATTTTTTAAAGGTTTCGCTGTTAAGGATTATCTCAGCTTCGTTTGAATTTAAGATTTCGTTTTCTGTTGCCATTTATCTGCTCTTTGCAAAATAGGCTTCTATTCTTGCAAGCCTAGCTGGGTCATTATAATTATATGTTGGGATTTCTTTTGGTTTAGATTTAATAACTGGTGATTTGGTGATTGGTAAATTTAAATGAGGATTGGCTTTTAATAAATTGTCTACAACACTATTTACCGTTGCTGGTGCTATTGCTGGTGCTATTGCTGGTGCTATTGCTGGTGTTGCGACAGGAGCAGCTGCTGGTAATTGTGTCTGTATAGGTAAGGAAGGAGTTGTTATTTGTTGTATGATTTCTTCAACTGAATCAGCAACTTCAACTGGTTCAGGTGAATGAACTTGAACAGGTAAGTTCGCCAAAGGATTAGGCATTTGTATATTTACATCAGGTACTCTTTCGTAAGGATTAAAATCTAAGGGTTCAGATATAGCGGGAACGGTTGGCGTTTCATTTAACAAACTAAAACTATCTAGAACCTCTTGCACATCTACTAAAGGGGTGGGTTCTGGTGCTGCCGGTATGACGGCTTCATTGTTAAACAGTGATGCACCTAAAGATGGGTACGATGGTTCTGGAACTATATCAGTAACGTTGATGTTGTTGGTTGGTAGGTCTTGAACCAAATTAACTATTGGGTCTTGGTATGTTGGTAGGTTGTCTACAACACTATTTATAGTTTCTGGTGCTTCAAAAATAGGAGAATCAAGGTGAGGGTTTGCTATCCCTAAATCTTCTCCTGTTATATCTACAAAATCAGATATTTCATTAGAGGGCTGCTGTTGCATAAAGGGAAGGTTTTTATAAATGTCCTCTAAATTTAAACCATCAATAATGTTTTGTATATTTGTGAAATCAAGGGGCCTGTAAAGTGGTTCAATCTTTTCAGGGACTGTCACACCGGCTGGGGCAAATGGCATTTGATTTGGGATTGTGAGACCGTTGCCTGTTCCTAGATTTAAAACTGGAGCCGGTCCCTCGTAAGCGTGATTAGGGTTTAAATCTGCTTGTGTATATCCTTGTGGTTGTGCTGCCGAATAACTAACTCCCGGTGCAATCATGTTTGGTACGTTTTGACCGCCAGCTATAGAGCGCGCGTAATCCAATCCTGATGAATAAGTTGGGTCTGGCACGCCGCCTATTCTTATGTTGCCTATATCTCCGGGATAACCTATTGCCATATTTTTACCTTTAACCTTGTATTAGTTTATCAATTTTTACGTCTAATTTGTCTAGTCTATCAAATAATCTTTCCATGTCTTCATTTAAGTCTAATTTAGTAACATACTTGCTTGGAATTTCTTCCCTAGTTTTATTTACTAAAATAGCCACTCTTCTTATCTCATTCGTGTTTGATCTAATGTTATACATTAGTGGAGCGACCACCAATGTTAAAAGAACATTCCAAAATAGTATTGGACTAACATCCATTGTTTAATAACTCCATACATGGGGACGAGGCCTTCCTTTTTGTGGTTCCAAAATGTCAAGGTGTATAAATCTCGCATCGCCCTTTTGATTAACTCCAATTCCCGGCATATTTCTTCCCAATGCCGACTGTAATAATTTGTGTGCATTTTTCCCTAGACAGCCTATATCTGCCGCCAAGCCCTGTGCATGAGCACCGGGTCTGGATTTCTTTTTTTCTAAAGGGTGTTCATCACACCTAAATCCAGATGTAATAATAAAAGGAAACCCAACCTCATGTCTAATCCCTTGTAAGACAGAAATTAAATCTTCGTTGATTCCTTCCTTACCGCAATGTTGACACGCAAACTCTTTTGCTGAGAAGTTTGGGTATTTGTCCCAATCTATGACTTCCATTTATTAAAAAAATCTAAAGTTCTTTGAATTTTATCAGAATGTTTTTTATCTACAACTATTCCTACCACAACTCCAACTAAAAAAATTATTAAATATTCCACGTTTATCTCCTATATTAATCGTCTTGTTTTTGACTTGAACCAAAATAAAAGCTGATGACAGCACTGGCCAAACCACCTAAGTAGCCGAGCACAAGATTTATCAATGCTTCGCTGTTCTGTTCTGGGGGTTGTAGTGTGACTAAGAATATATAGCCCATAAAACCACCAACAACAAATAATCCCACTAGCTTAGATGTCCAATCCTTAGAGAATATTTTTCTTGCGTCTTGTACGTCCGCTGTTTCAAGAGCAAACAGATCAACCTCTAACTCTTTCATTTTTACTTCAAATTCAGACTCAGCTTTCTTTAATGCTAACATCTGTTCTGGAGTTGCTTTTTCTATTGCTTGTTGTATTTTTTTAGGTTCATTTTCACAACCCAATACATCTGCAATCATATTTGCCGCCATACCGCCCATTGGGCCGCCAAGAGCAGTTCCTAATGTTGGTGCGACTGATCCAATTAAATTTTTTAATAATGCTTTCATGTTAATTATCCCAAGTATAAATATTAAGAGGTTCTTTTTTGCCTTTTACTTGCAATGGTTCTAGTAATTTTAACTCATAATCTGATTTTATGGCAGTGTTGTAACCAATTAATACATCAACTCCAACTTCTTTAGTTCCAGATTCAAGTCTGGCTGCCACATTACACGGGTCACCAATAAGACTAAATGCAAATCTATCGGTAGCCCCAAAGTTACCGGCTATGCAAACGCCTGAGTTTACACCTATACCAATAGCTATTTCTGGTATGCCTTCTTCTTTAAAAGTCACATTAAGTTCTTTTATATTTTTTTGTATTTCTTGGGCAGCCGCTAACACAAGATTATGATGATCTGGCTGTGGAATAATTGTATTAAAATGGAACATTCCGGCATCGCCAATAAATTTATCCGTAACGCCATAAAATTTATTTACAGCTTTGACTTGTGCGTCTAAAACATTATTCATTATGTAAGTAACCATCTCAGGCTCTACTGATTCTGAAAGGCTCGTAAAACCTCTTAAATCTGTAAAGATGATTGAGCAATCAACCCTAGTTCCGTTTACTTGACATAATTCTGGATTTAATTGTAATTTCTTCACCATCCTTGGGTCGAGATATTTACCGAATTGCTGTTTTATAAGTTGTCTAAGTTTGTATTGTTCTCTAAACCTTAAATAGAAAGCTGTGGTAGCTGTTATAAATTGTGATATTAATGTCCAAGTAACATCAATTAAAATGCCTTGCTGCGCCGTCCAATAGCCATAAATCCCTATAGAGACCATTATTATAAAAACGCTAGATATACCTAAAGTAATTCCAAAAAGATTTAACACCGCCCATATAAGGGCAACAGAAATAGACAATAATAATAATTCCAGTGCTAGGGCATAATCAGGTATATAGGGGCTGTCTTGTATAAGTATGCTCTCTGCTAAAGAGGCCTGTATATGGTGTGGGTTTTTAAGCCCGTCTGGTGTTGATAGTTGTGGCATAACCCCATTGGCTGTAACTCCTACAATTACGAATTTATCTTTTACGTTCATCTCTTGCAATGTTGTTGATGGAGTGTCTACCCACGAAATCCATTTACGACCTAGTGAGTCAACCGATATGGGAGGTATTCCTTTGGCTCGTATTTCTTCTAAACCATTATCGTTAGTCTTTATAACGTAAGTATCTGTTCCCGCCAATACTTTTAATATCTGTGTTCCAAATGCCGGGGTCCAGCCTTCAGGTGTACGCATTAGTAATGGTAGTCTTCTAGTTAATCCATCAACATCTATGGGCGCTGAAGATATGCCCTGATAAGCACTTTCTCTCAATACCTTAATGTTCTGTGTGGAACCTTGAAGCATCACCCCTCCTATGTCGTCACCCAATATAACTGTGCCTGTAGTTTGTGGGTACTGCTTGTTATTAGTCTCAAACATAGCAATAACGCTTGGGTATAACTTTAATACATTAGCAAAATCCTCATCTCCACCAAAACGATCTGGCTCACTAAATGCTATTACATAACCAACTCCCATTGCCCCACGATGTAATAGGTCCATGTGTATTTCTGCTAGTCTTTTTCTAGGGAAGGGCCAGCCACCTTCTCGCTGTACGTCTTCTTCTGTAATGTCTAAGGTTGTAAAGAAACCAGAGGGTTCTTGCTCTTTCACCAATGAATCAAAAACTTTTAGTTTTAATATCTCCAATGGGGTTAGTTGAAAGATTAGGGGAAGAGTTAGTATTGTAAGTAAACCCAATAACTGTAATTTCTTCATCCCGTTCCTTGTTTGATTGTTATTGTTGTTGACGAACCACCGTTTATCTTAACTGTATTTGATACGCCGTCTTGGATCAGTATAACGGTATAACTTCCCGATCCATCTAAATTTAATTTTGCACTTTGACTTACTGTTCTTGTCAAACTAATTGCTTGGCCTGTAATTATTGTAGTGATCTGTGTGTCTTTATCCTGTCCTATTTCAGTGCCAGAGATGCGAATACCTGAACCTCCTTGCTTTAATTGATCCTCTTCTTTTTCTATAGCTAAAGCGTCAAGAACATTAAGTAAATCTTCAAGGAAGTTTACATCTAAAAAGTTAACATCTAATTCTGTAAACTCTAACTCTTCCTCTGCATCAAGGAAATCCTCATTGAGATAATCAACATCCAAATCATTAAAGTCTAAATAATCTCCCGTAGTTTTTGCTTGCGTTTCTTCAATAACTTCTTGACTTTGCTTTGGAGGATTAACGATCAGCATATTGTCTATAAGTTCCAGTGATATATCTAACGTAACTGGCTTAGTAGGATTGTTTTCGTAAACAGATACAGTCGTTGCTTGGTACGGTTTATTTAATGTAACACTACCCATGCCTGTTGATACTATTATCTCACCACTAGATATACCATTTTCATCAGGCAGCAAGATGACAAGACTTCTGCCCAACTCATCTACTGTGCAAGTGAAGTCAGTTCCCCTGATTGCAATGTTAGCCGTTGGGGTTTTTATTGATATGTTGCTTTTGTTATTAAATTTACCGGTAATGAACCTTGCAGTTCCACTGGCAAACTTGAGAGCCATTTTGGATTTAGATGGGTCCGGGTCATAGATGTATTCATCTATAACTAATTTAGAATGTTCGGTTAATTTGACTGTGGAAGAATCTTCAAAGGTTATAGCAACTCTGCCCGCTTCGGTGCGGACATCATCCATTTGTTGAATGTTGAATTTAAGTTCGGCCCCGTAAGCCTTGTCTCTTAGAACCTGTGCGCTGCCTCTAACTTCGGAGATCGCTCCAATATCAGCAGCTAAAATTCGTTCCGCCGTCTGACTGGTTAACACATAAAGTGCCATTAGAGCCATTAGACGTAATCTTGAGCCAATCATTATCTAGTGTGGATTGTTGAGTAACGTTGAAGGTTCTTGAGCCACCTGTGTGATCAAGATAGAAGTAACCGCCAGCATATCCGTCACCATCATAGGTTACGGTATTATCTGATCCATCTATATCCATAAAATTAGTTGCACCATCTATGTCTATAGCCGATGTAATGGTGTTGTTTGATCCTTGTATAATCCAATCTAAGTCTAATTGACTCGCCATAGCTGTTGTTGCTTGGTTGAGTGTAAATACGTTAGAGCCGCCTGTGGCTTGTACGTTCACGTTAGATGAATCAGCACCATAAGTATTAGTTGGATCAGTCTGCATATTGAAGGTGTTGGAATCTCCTATGAATTCAAAGAACCCGGTGTATGTATCTGCCGTTATATCTCCTAGAAATTTATTTGTGGAACCCTTTTGATTTATATCTAAGACCATGGTGGTCCCATCTAAATCTAATGGGGTCATGGTCCCGGCTACAGCGTCTAATCCACCAATGACATTACCTGAACCATTAATTTGTTCTATATCTATGCTTGATGAGGCACCAGACTGATCTATATAAATCTCGTTGTCTGCTGCGTATATGTTTAATGCTATAAATAGTAATAATAGTGGTAATTTATTCATCTGATTGTTCCCAATAACCGGCTTCAAGGCCTTCTTTGATGGTTTGTAAAACTGCCGTTTCGATAGCTGCCTGTAGCGCTATATTTACAGATTCATTTTCCACTATACCGCTTTCAATTTCAACCAATTCCGTATTATTTGTAATGAACCTAAACACGTCTTGTGAGACAGATGCACTTAGAACGGTCTTTGTTGTTAATACCTCTATGAGAATTTTTCCTGTGCTGACCGACACGGTTCTTAGTGATACAGTTACTGTGTCTTGTCTATATTGTTTAGACATTCCGATACCTAAATATCTTGCGCCCGCACCTCCTGATTGTACGTTGGTTTCATAACCGATAACCCCTCCCTCCATTAATAAACCAGCGAACAGTAAGGGTTTTAGTTTTTGTTTTTCTTCAAAACTTTCTCTAGTGTTACGGATTATTTGTCTTTCTTTAGTTAGATTGTCTAGGCCCATGCGCTCCACCACATCAAAGAATTTAGAATGTTTTAATGCCCTTATTAGATAAGCGTCTGGTGATTGTGTAATGGCTGTACTAAAACTAGCGTACTGACTGTTGCTTCTACGCTGACCTGTATTGTCTATGAATCCTTGCGGGTAGACCGCAACAACCGGTTTGCGTATAGGTGTGGGTACTTCATTTAGTTCTGTTAAGAGTATTCCGACCTCTGCGGGTTCTATGTCTCTTATTGGAGGTAGTCCGTTATCTAGCGGAGGGACCATGAACGCACAACTAGAAAGTAAAAGAACCCAAGGGAACTGTAATAGTTGTTGTATTGCCTTCATCATCTGTAATTATTAATGTTACTTTGTCGTCTTCTACTTTGTATTCTATGGTATTGCCTTCCAACTCTAGGATGCCTTCTGTTGAAGCAGTTTCACCAAACAAATTATCAACTAATTGTCTGCTGAGTTGAGCGTATATTCTACTCTCTAAGTTACGAATAAACCTAGCCAATGTTGTATTTTCAGCTTCCCTTTCCAACTCTTCTTGGTAAGCCTTAATCTCTTCTTTAATGGCTTCCTTTCTGGAGAATTCTTGGTTCTCAATAGTAAGATAATGACTGGATGTATTCTCACCAGAAAAGCTAGGGTTCTTAAATTTATGAACCATCTCATCAGCACACAACGGGTATGCTAATAAAAGAAAAATACTAATCCTTCCTTTGATCATCTCTATCTGCTTTTGCTATCTTGTTGCTATCTATTAACTGTGGAACACCAAGTATTGTTTTAATTAATGTGTCTTGCCTTATGATTTCGTTATCTAAACTTCTAACCCTGTCTATTAATGCTACTAGGATTCCATGTTGTGAATCTAGTTTAGTACCTAGTCGTATTTCCATCTGTTCTATCTGATCCGCCACTTTATCATCCAACACATCTAGTTTGGTCTCCATGCCATCAATAATTCTATTAATGAGTTTCCAGATAAAGAAGCCTAGTCCTAGTGCTGCCGCTATAGGAAAGCCAACCTCATTTATGAATTGGATGGCCTGTTCCATTTAATGAATGGTTGCTTGTTCTATTAAAATTAACTCAGAATCTTTGCTTAGTTTTTCACCAAACATAAAGCGTGCTATTTGAATAGCCTCTTCTTCAGTCTTAGCCGGTATCTCAGAACCTACATAGACTTGATCTCCTTCCAAAAACTCTAAGTGATAAAGCTTAGTTGGTAGGTGGACCATCGTTACTGAACATTCCTTGAGATTGAGCCTTCGCTATTTGTCTTAGCGTTTCCCTATCTCTTTCCATTAATGCATTTATCTCAGCTACATTAACTTGTGCGCCATACTTGGCTTTTAGTTCAGCTGCTTTTATTCTGATATTAGCTTCTGCTTCATCTCTGTTTCTATCATCATCCATAATGATTTTCATGCGGTCTGTTTCAGCATCAATGATTGCTTTTTGTGCTTGTGCATGAGCCTTCTGAATTTCAGCTTGCGCTAATAATTCTGCTGGATCAGGTTTCTGTTCTTGTGGCTGTGGAGGCATAGGAGGCACTTGCGTATTAATAAATGCTTGTGCGTCTTTAAATCCGGCCATTTCTATAATCCTAACAAGCGTATTTGAATACTGTTGCAAGCTAACTAGAGGATTCTCTGGTCCCATAGTCTGTATGATCTGTTCTTGCTTGGCGCTTAGTTCGGCCAGTATTCCAGCTTTCTGTTCATCACTAGATTTACTGATTGCAACATTAACTACCATGTCTTTGTCAGCATCCCAGTAACGAGGATCAACAGTTATAAACTCATTGTTCAGTCTATAAACGTC